AGGATTGGAGAAGACTCTTGAACATCTACGAGAAATCGCTCTTCGTACTAATACTACTTGGGCTGACCGCCTTGGCATTCCAACAAGTGCATCAATCACCTGCGTCAAACCAAGCGGAACAGTATCACAATTAGTTGACTCAGCATCAGGCATACATGCTAGACACTCACCTTACTACATCAGAACTGTTAGAGGTGATAACAAAGACCCATTAACACAGATGATGATTGATCAAGGTATACCTAACGAGCCTTGTGTTATGAAGCCTGATACTACTACAGTGTTTAGCTTCCCACAGAAGTCACCAGATAAAGCTGTAACTCGAAACGATATGACAGCCATTGAACAACTGGAGACATGGCTAACTTATCAACGGCATTGGTGCGAACACAAGCCAAGTATAACCTGTACTGTGAAGCCTGATGAATGGATGGAAGTAGGCGCATTTGTTTACAAACACTTTGATGAAATGTCAGGTGTATCATTTTTGCCACACTCAGACCACACTTATCAGCAAGCACCTTATCAGGATTGCACTAAAGAAGAGTACGAAGAGCTACTGTCTAAAATGCCAAAAAGTATTGACTGGGATAAACTTAGTGACTATGAACAAGAAGATAACACAGTTGCTATGCAGTCTATGGCTTGCACAGGAGATGTGTGTGAGGTAGTAGATATAGGGGCATAATTAATGAAAGTATATACTAGGCCATTCCAGAAAGAAGTTTACGATAAAGTAGACGGACCATCTAAGGAAGCTTTGATTAAGTATTTAGAATCAGAAGAGCATACAATTGTAAGCAAGAAAGAAGACTACTATGCTGATGTTGTATCAGAAAAAGATGGTGTTACTTACTTTCACGAAGCTGAAAGAAAAGCACAGTGGAAAGAGGAGTGGCCTACGTATTGGGAAGAAATAAGAATACCAGGGAGGAAGAGGAGACTAATAGAGAAATACAAAGACCAGTTGGAGAACTTATACTTTTATGTTTTTAATAAACACTATAATCAGGCTTGGAAGATAAGAGGTACACAGATGGTAGATAACATTATTAAAGAAGCCTCTGGTCCTACATACAGGATACCAAAGGGTGAAACATTCTATCATATACCTTATCAAGAAGCCGAAAAAGTAGACATAGTTTAATTACTGTGATACTATAACAACAATAATAAAAGGAGAAAACAATGTTTATATTTAATCTTATGTTTCCAGTAGCCGCACTTACAATTGGAATAGGTGCATTCAATGATGTAGTTAAGCCTGTAGCTAAAGCATCTTGGGACACAGGTGTTGTAGTCTATGAGAAAAGCGTAGAGATAATCAAAGACGTAACTACAGAAGACGCAGAATAATGTATGTCCTAGTACTCATACTTACTATTGGGAGTGAGTTTGTCAATGTTAAGGCAATTAACCACATATATCCTACAATGGATGCATGTAAAAGTGGTGCAATATACATCCGTAGTGAGCTTTTGAGTACTAGGCCATCGCCTGATTCAAACGTTTTTGCTTACTGTACAGAAATACCACAGGAGGTATAGCCAAATATGAGCCTAGAAAAAGAAGCGAAAGACTTTATATCTAGGAGACATGATCATTTTAAAGAGGGACTACAAGAACGTATAGAATCGTTAGACAAGTTTATAACAGATAATCTGTATCACACTAGTGAAACACGAGAAGCTATTAAACATCTAATGATAGTACAAATGTGGGCAGAACGTAGCTCAAGACTCAACGGTGTAAAAAAGTAAGGGCGCTAAATGCGCCCCTCTTTATTTGTAATAATCTTTTAAGTAATCTACATAGTCCATGAAGTAGTGTAACTCTGTGATTGTCATATCACGTATACCTCCCTCAAAGCCATATCTTTCTTTCATTGCTTTCATAGCCTTACTACGCAACTCTTTATTGCCATGCTCTGTAGCTTTAGCTCTCATTGCACCTAGCTTAGTCTCACTAGTGCCATACTTCTTTAGTACCTTACGTAAATCTTTCTTTACCTCAGACACAACAGACTTAAGCATAGCACGTTTGCCTACAAGGTCAGCGTTTATAAACTTCTTATCTCTAAGTAAGTTATCCGTAGCTCTTTCTAGCTCAGGAGCTACAGCCTCATTGAATATCGTATCGTAAGCAGCCATACTTGTTCGTTCACTGGCTGTCCAATCTTGCATGTTAGCCATTGAGTAAGCTTGCTCTGTAGATGTACGTGCAGGTTTAACTGTTATACCAAAGATCCTAGCCATAGGGTTTGCATCCTGTACTTTACCTTGCCGACTTGCAACCCTTAACTCTTCACCCGAAACTGTTTCTGCTCTATCTGTGATAGCTTCTATGACGTTATCAAAGTATCTTGTTGCACCCTGTGTAAACATCTGACCGCCTGTCTCAGCTTGTCTTATGTCTCTTGCTGCATCTGTGTCTGTGACATATCCAGTAAGTTTGTTTACTGCATCAAGTGGTCTAGTAAAACCTGCTGCATAGTTACCAGTGAACTTCATCATTTCTTTGAAAGAAGCCTGGGCTAGATCTACATCTTGGTTTATCAATGTGTCCATGATTCTAGTGATGTCATTACCAAACTGTAAGTCTGTAGCAAGCTGCCCTACAGCTACTTGCTCACCAAACTTAATCATCATTTCTTTTGGTACAGCTTCACCTTCTGCTCTAAGTCTACCGATACGTCCTGCTGCTAACCATAGAGAGAATGGGAATGTGTTACGAGCATCTATGATAGCACCGCCAGTACCCTCAATCTCAAATACGTCTAAGCCTTTCTCGCTTCTCTCTTTGTCATAGTTCATAGCTAGGCTGATTGCAGTTACGCCCACAAGACTACGTGATGCAGCTTCTAAGGTTTCAACATTACGCTTCTCTGACTTAGCTATCGCAGACATAAGTTGCACACCACCGCCTACAGACCATTGGTAAGATGTAGCTACAACGTTGTTAAAGAATCTACCAAAAGGTAACACAGTACCAAACAACGGTATGTTAGAGATGCTCTCTGTTAACTTAGCTGCACCTCTTAGAAGCTGATCATCTGTGGTGTAATCTTTTGAGAATACAGACTTGAGTGTAGTATCTATAGCACCACCAACTACACTGTCATCTATTAGATCTATATCTCCTGAGTTAAGCACATCTGTTAGGGTTCTATCTTTATGCTTCAGTCTGATTCTTTTATCTAACTCAGTCATAAACATTTGAGACTTAGTAAACGTATCTTGTACTCGCACACCTGTCAGACGGTTAGCACCATTAGCTACAGCCTCTACGCCTTTAAACCACTTAGCGTCAGGATCAATATCAAAACGTTTACCTGATCTTTCAATACCACCAGTAACACTTTCAAATAAAACTTTCTCTATGTCTTTATGCTGAGATAAGAAATCCATATAAGAATCATGTGTAGTATATGGGTCCATCAAGTTACGCATCTTCTGTGCTTGTACCTGATGGAACACTTTACCTTTACGTAGTAGTTCTGATCCTGTCTTAGTAAACTTACCACCTGTGGCTAAACCACCAAGCATATACATACTGCCTGTTGATATATCAGCTAATGTAGAACCTACATAAAACTGTGAGAAACCTGCAATGTTTAAGCCTGTTGTAGCAGGTGAAGATATAAGCAGTCTACGCCACACACTCTGAGTGTATGCTCCAAGCTTAGGACGTTTTACTTTTCCTGTAGCTTTTAGTATCTCTTCTTCCATCTGCTCTTTTAGCTGTGGAGTACGTACTAAGTTAATCATTGCATTGTGTCCTGCCACAAGACCTGCATCTACCGTCCTACGTGTAGCTGACATCACCGCACCATAAGTCATACCTCTACGAACATTAGAAGCAATGTAATCACCTATCTCTTGTGCTATCTCTGTTGTGTCACCTAGAGTGTAGCCAACCAAAGGTTGCATACGCTTGGATATAGCTTGCAGTTCATCTTGAGGCATTTGTCTTAATGTGTTAGTCATTACATCTGTGACACGTACATTCTTAGGTAGAGGTTTACCAACTTCATCTAAGTATATTT